CAACACCCTCGGTACTGTGACCAGACGTATGACACACAGTAAGATAGCTAACGTACCCTCACCTAAGAAGGGTGCACTATGGAAGACAATGCGCAGAGTATTCTATGCACCTAAGGGTTACAAGATCGTAGGTTGTGATGCCTCACAGATACAGGTGAGAGGCTTAGCACACTACGCTTGGTACTTTGGTGAGCGTGACTTCATAGAGCTACTGTATGCAGCTGACAGAGGCGAGGGTGACGATGTACACACAGCTAATGGGAAGCGTGCTGGTGTAACACGTAATGAATCTAAGGGTATCTTCTATGGGTATCTCTTCGGCTCAGGTATAGCTAAGACAGCAGCTCAGCTAGGCAAGACAGTGCCTGAGACTGAGGCTATACGTAAGAAGTTTGATAAGGCTGTACCATTTGTATCTAAGATAGTGAAGGAACTTAAGAAGTTCTGGAAGAGTAATGGATACATACTAGGCATAGCTGGTAACAAGATCTATGTAGACTACGAACACATGCTGCTCGTATACTTCCTTCAAGACTATGAACAGTTCATAATGAAGACAGCTATCTGTTACATGTATGATGCCTTCAAGAGAGAGGGACTGGACACTAAGCTGGTGACAATACAGCATGATGAAGTCCAACTACTTACAGCTGATAAGGATGTAGCTAGGGTGTCAGAGATAGCAGAAGAGAGTATAGCTAAGGCCAGTAGATTTGTTGGTTCACACTGCGATAATGTAGGGTGTGCTGAGGTAGGAAATAACTGGTACGAAACTCACTAATAGGTGAGTTGTTTTATAGATTAGGTTGCTTATATATATGTAGGCAGTAGATAATTAATTAAATTAAAGAGAGAAACACAATGACTGAAGTAACTAAGACAGATGTAGAAGTACTTAAAGAGCAATTGGATAAAGGTTATACTGATATCGGAGGCTTGGTAGTACGCAATACATGGCAGGGTTTAGAGATCGTGAAACTTAATATAGGTTTCGGTGGTGGTCAACCAGTTGCAATGACCTTGGATGTAGAAGAGTTGAAGAAGCTATACAACCTAGCTACTGTGATTGATGAAGATAAGAAAGCTTATCGTCATAACAATACAGCTAACTGGAGAGCTGAAGATATTCTAGGTAAGGGTTTCCTTACAGGCGCATGCGAAGCGGAGTGTTAAGATGAGTTTCAATCCACAAGAAGCACCTCAACAAAGTTTTGAATTAGTAGACGAGGGCTTATATGCTGCTCGTCTAGTACGTATCCTTGAGATAGGTATACAGACAGACAAGTACGGTTCTAAACCTAAGGTTGTCCTTGGCTTCACAGTACCTGCACTATCAATCACCATTGATGGAGTAGAGAAACAGAAGATGCAATGGACTAGCAAGTTCGGTCTTAACCAGACTGCTAACCCTGATGGGAACCTAATGAAGTTCATCAATGCCATTGACCCTACTGTTACACACATGAGAGACTTACTTGGTAAGCCTTGCATGATTGAGATCAAGCACACTGATGCTAAGCCTGACGGCTCACAGTTTGCTAACATCGCTAATGTAACTAAGCCTATGGCTGGCCTAGCTATCGCTGAGCCTGACTGTGATCAGTTCATGTTCGAGTTCGATAGCCCAAGCAAAGAGCTTTGGGATAAGCTATCTGAGTCTAGACAAGAAGATATGAAAGGTGCAGACAATGCCGCAACTATGTTATCTAAGTTGGAAGGGACGTATGTTGATGGAGCTTCTGCTGACGTAGAAGAAGCACCGTTCTAGCTAAAGACTAGAGGCTTGTCCTTGAAGGGCTTGCCTCTCTTTATTCTTTAGAGTATAGGAAATTCTTATGGAAGACATGACAGCACTGAACAAGAAGATCAGAGAATTATTCGGAGACTGTTATGATGCTGATATGTACATAGAATCTCTTGAAGAAGATGTAGAGAAGCTTAAGGAGAGGTTAAGACAAGCTAAGCAAGTTAATCTTACTCTATTAGAAAAGCTACACCATGCTGAGAGAGACTTGGAGCAACAGGCTGAGCTGATAGAGAACTTACTGGAGGAATAGATGGGTTGGGGTGATCATGGCCACGCGAGAGCAGTGACTAAGGAGTATAGTGACGGGTATGACAGACTATTTAATAAATCTACCACCGAGGATAAGGGGAAGGCCAGTGAGATCAAAGAGAAAGAAACCTTACAACTCAAGGGTATGGCTACAGGCTGGTGCAGAAAACTGTGCCTTTATGCAAAGTCATTTCTCAGAGTGTAACTCATGGTTCGATGCGAGCATTGATATAGCTGACTGTAACAGGAAGGTTCATATCCATGCACTGAGTAACGAAACAGAGAAGGATAAGCGAGACTTCATTAAGAAGCTTAGAGTAATCACCACTGAGATAGATAAGCTGGTTAAGAAGATCGAAGGGAGTATCAAGTGAAGAAGCTTATAAGAAAGTTCGTAGAAGGTACTGATATAGGTACTGCTCACATCTTATACCTAGAAACTTCTTACTTCAAGAGAGTGTGGCTATATCTCCCTTCACTCTCAGGTAGAAACGGTAGACACCTTACGTGGAAGGCTAAGCATTGGTGGTCACTGCCTTTCACTAAGCCTACCTATTGGGTGTGGAGTAAAGTAAAGGTTACTTGTAACCATTGTGGAGAGGATGCTGGCTCGTGACACTAACCAATGATGAAGCAGTAGCTATGATCAAAGAGCGTAGAGATAGTAGAGACTGTAGTAAGTGTAGTCAAGACAACTTGAACAGGTGTAAGCTATGCTACATTACAGCTGATAAGTATTACTATAAGGAGAAGGGTGATGAACAAGATTAAGATAGCAGCCTCTCAACTAGCAGCAGTGTTTAGCGAAGAGGCAGAAGCTGTAACTGAAGACGATGTGTTCTCTGAGATAGATCGTGGTGCGTGGGATGATGAAGGTAAGTATCAATATCTTCCCATATACATAAAGAGTAAGAAGACTGACAAGGTGTATGTGTTCAATGTACAGAGATCAGGCTCTTACTTTAGCGACTACAATTATGAGTTTGATGAAGACGCACATGAAGTGGAAGAGAAGGAAGTAACACACACAGTGTGGAGCTTAGTCGCATGAAAGCATTAGTTGACGCGGATTTATTCTGCTATTCCTTCGGAGAAATGGAAGACCTAACAACAGGAGGCTTACTCCCTTGGGAGATAACAAGGAGCTTAGTAGATGCTAACATTAATTCTATCCTTTCCGCAACGAAAGCAGACACACACCAGCTATACCTTACAGATAGCCCATCCAACTTTAGACTTGAGGTTGCTACAATCCTCCCTTACAAAGGGGGAAGACCTTCGGAGAAACCACCACACCACGCAGCTATCCGCCAACACTTGATTGATAACTGGAATGCAAAGGTATGCTATGGTATTGAAGCTGATGATCAGTTAGGTATTGACCAGTGTGCTGCTGCGGAAGGGACTACTATCATATGTAGCAGAGATAAAGACTTAGCTATGATTCCCGGTCATCACTACTCATGGGAGTGTGGTAAGCAACCTGAAAGAACATGGTTCGTCACTGAGATAGAGGGCTTGAAGTCTTTCTATAAGCAGCTACTCACTGGAGACAAGTCAGTAGATAATATCTTAGGACTCTTCGGTGTAGGCGCTAAGTCAGTCTGTGTTAAACGTATAGATACTTACGAGACAGAACTGGAAATGTTTACCGAGTGCTGGTTAAGGTATGAAGAGAGGTTTGGTTCATACGCATGGCAGTTCTTAGTAGAGAATGCACAGTTACTATGGATGCTACGGTGTGACCCAGCTGTTCCTGTCTACGCAGACACAATAGATCGTGCTGATGTAGCAAGGATAGAGGTGTTAGTAAGACTAGAGGAACTGTATGATGAGTACAAAGAAAACCTTGACTGCGAAGCACGAAGTGATGCAGCCGAAGTACCGAATGCAGGTAGTAAAGAGTAAGGTGAAGTATGACCGCAAAAAAGAGAAGTCATTGGAAAGGAAAGAGCACACCGACTAAGTTCTTTGGCTTCTGCTATGAGATTGTCAACACAGTAACAGGACAGCGCTACATCGGAAGGAAACAGTACTACTCTTCTTCAGGTAGATGTAAGAGTCGTGTAACTAATAGACAATCCGCTAAGTGGAACCCTAAGCATTGGAAAGAATCTAACTGGAAGTCTTACCAATCTTCTTGCACTAAGCTTAAGGCTGACATCAAGGAGCTGGGTAAGAGTAAGTTCACATTCAGAATATTATCTGAGCATGTGAGCAGAGCTGAGCTTAACTACGCAGAGGTACACTATCAGGTACATCTTGATGTGCTTAGAGAGGACTACTACAATGGTAATATCTCAGCTATCAGATTCATACCACCTCCATTCAGTAACGCAGAACTTGTAAGGAAAAATATAGATGCCAGCAAACCCCTTTGATACAATACAATCCACATGGTTCACCATGCCTCCATATAAGACTGGTATGTGGGCTTCAACATGTGTCTTCTGTCATGAAGGCTTTGATATGCACCATGTCAGACATATCTCTGATGTTGAGACAGTTACTACTGGTCTATACACCTTTACCATAGAGCTATTCTGTATGGATTGGAGTAAGACACTTACCTTTAACTTTGAAAGAAAGCTTGATGTAATCAAGGCACACAGAGAATTCTGTAGAGCCTACATGAAGACAGGAG